TCATCAGCCGCATTTCTTGCTTTGCTGTTTGTAGGGTGTGCGTAAGCACCATCATGTTCCTTGCATGTTGCATCGAAATCATCATCTGCTGGTACTCCGCTCTTAACACTTTGCTGATATTTACCAGCCGACCATCCTGGTCCACAATATTTACCGTGATATCTAATTGACATTTAATTGTATTGTTGGATTTGGGTATCCTGTAAACTTTCGATTATAATTCAAAATGTGTGACTGTATTATAATCAGCCGGCACAATCTTACTGTAATCGATTTGGTAGTTCTCAAATTTGCTTTCATAGGCTCTCTGTTCATCGGGAGTGAAGCCAAATGCTAACCAAAACGAATATCGAGTATGTGGTGTTGGTTCACGAAATTTGTGTTTCATGTTCCTTGCCAACATCGCCATTCCTGTTTGCATAGCTCCATGCTCACTAACCTTTGTTTGCTTGTTTGATTGCCGATCATACAACGTGTAGAATGATTGAGTCATTGGAATGCCACTTGATAGACTTAAACCACACTGCCCAATTGCCTTAAACCAAACCCTTGCTGAGGCTTCGTTTGTGACAGGTAGTACAGTCATGGTGTCTTTTGCTAATGCAGTCCTAATGTTACGGACCATTGTGTAACCGCTGGGGGTAGCGACTGGATGCATTTGGCAAAACTCTATTTGCTCCAATTCAGTCACCACCTTCTCAACCGTCATGCGGAATCCAAACTCCAAGAACCATGCATCAAATCCATGCATTAATTTCTTGAGGTCCCGTTTCTCGCAAAACATGACACAATCGTCCCCATTATTAATGATTTTCACATGAACCCCTCGTTCTTGAGCATAAGTCCAGACGAGGCCGCACATAATCAATATGTTGCCCAATGCTGTATTCATGTCACCTGAAAATCGCCTACCTTCTACCTCGTATTTAAGTTTGCCATCTGAACAATAGCCGCGGCCTTTATTCTCTATTTGCCACATAAGCAATTTCTTTAGTTCCATGGTTTTAAATATGATGTTGTATGTTGAGTGTTCCCACTGTAATGCTTGCTTGGAACAATGCATGTCCATTTTGACTGCATCTATCGGTACGCCAACTGGTTCGTCAAATGAGTTCCATTTGGCGGCACAGATGTTGCCAATTTGTTCCACGTTATATCCTTTCATTACCGTAGGTCCATCTCCGAAAACGTTGGCAATAGCACTGTACGCTCTATGTTCTAGTGCTTTAATATACTTTCCAACCACCAAGTTGTACCTTGGATCACGTGGTTGGATGCACCTGGGAGCCTTGCCGGGTTTTCCTTTCTCTACCTTTACGAATGCCACACTAACGGCATCGTTTCTGTTTACGGATTTCATACAAAGCGATTTTAGGGCGTTTTCATAAATGCTGCGTTTTCGGCCGGTATATGTATCCACTACTTCTTGTAGCGTTAACACGGATGGACTGCCAACATTTCTGATAACCTTATTTCTGAATTTATTCAATCGCTTGTATGTGTCGTCTTTCACTTTCGGTGGTTCGACGAACTGACCGTCTATTTTACAATAGTACATTCTTTCCAACAATGCACACTCTAGAGTATTTATGTCACCATTAAAAATACCTAAACCCATGTCTGGTGACAGCCCCTCTAGATGGACAAATGACCGGGTTTTCGCTCCGCCTGGATAGCGTTTTGTGATGAGGCGCGGATGCGTCAGTGAACTCTTAACTGACACCCCATCAACGCGCACCAGGC